TTTGGGCTGAGCCAGACGCTTGCCTACCCGGAAAGAAGGACGGCAACAGAGGTGCAAGCAGTCAGCAGCCTATACGAGCAGAGCACAGATCTGCGTATGAGGATCTTTAGGATCGGGCTGGGCAAGTTGTACCGGATGAGCTGGAGTCTGTTGCAGCAGTACGACAAGACAGATCTGAATTATTGGTATCTGGAGACAGCCGAGCAAGTTCCCCAAGCGGCCCTCGGCCAAGACTACTCGATTATGCCGAGCGGATCCGCTGACGGTGTTAATAAGCAGTTCCTATTCCAGAAAGCCGCTATGCGGTTGGAGATGTTCAATGGTGACGCATTTATCAATCAAGCACAGCTACGCAAGAGTGTGCTGGAGGCGGACGATGCCACACTGGTCAAGCGATTGTTCCAAGAGCCGGATATAGCCGCCTCCGGTCAGGCTGAGGATCAAGCTGATGAGATCACAATTTTAAGGCTGGGCTTCCCGGCTGTTGTTAAGCCGGCGGATGATGATCTGGTTCACATTGAGACGGTGATGAAATACATCGAGATGCGAGCCGGCGAGGGGGCAGCTCCCCAGCCAGTGGAGGGGCAAATGCTCCAGCAGCATTTGGCCCAGCACGTTACGCAGTTGAAGGAGAAGGATCCAAAGGCCGGCACTGCAATCGAGAAGGATCTGAATGCCTTCTTTGAACAGGCGGCTCAGGCAGCCAACGAACAGGCAGCAGAATCAAATGGTGAGGCGAATACTACAGAAGTGGCGGACGCTGCGAGCGTTCAGTCGGAGCAACGGATACCCCAGCCCTCCAGAGTGGGTTGATGCAGATACGGAAGCACTCCGCGTTTTCTTCAGCTCATCAACGGGCCGGAAACTAAATAGTTCTCTTTTGAGTTTGCACTTACACCAGATGGAGAAACTAATCTCATCCGGCGGAAGTAATCTGGTTTATGAAGCCGGTTGGGCCGCTGGGTTTAAGGGAGCACTTGCTTCAATCGACGGGTTGATGGTCAGGCAACCGGAAAGAGTTCCGGAAGCCAACGGAGCCACCGACGATTTGGAGTGGATGACCGGCCCTAGAAGAAACTAATTTATGTCTGAAACCGGAACAGTTCGAGCTGGCGAGGTAGAAATCAGTCGCGAAGAGCTACTTGGGCAGATTGCCGTCCTAGACGGTGAATCCCCCGCAACTGATACTGCGAGCACCCCCCCCGACAACGCAGCGGAGGAGCCACAACAGCAGATTGATACGGTTAAAGACAGCCCCAAGGAGGACACTAAGGAGCCCGTAAAGGACGCCGAGGAGCCTACCGAGGAAAAACCAAAGTCGAAGTATAGCCGAGCAAAGAAGAGCCAAGAGCGGGCCAACAAGAGCTGGAAAGAGGCAAACGCAGAGAAGGACAGGGTGAAGGCTGAAAAGGCGGATCTGGAGAAACAGAAAGCCGAGTTTGAAGCCCAGAAAACCGATGCGTTTAGCAAGATCCAGCAACAGACAGATGCGGCACAGTTCACCCCGGAAGATTATGAGCAGATAGCTCAGGAATACCGGGATGACGGTGAAAAGGATCTGGCAGAGGCGGCAACCGCGAAGGCTCAGACAGCACGGGAAACTATCGAGCAGCAGAAAGTCCTCACAGCACGGAGGACAGTAATGGAGCAGTGGGAGGCTAACTTGACCCAGAGCGTGAAGGATAATCCGGATCTGAAGAGTCAAGACTCCGAGCTCTACAAATACGTTTCTGAACTGCTGGATAGAAAGAAGATTTTGGCAACCTACCCGGAAGGCATCAACGATGCAGTGGAAGCTGCAAAGGCGTTTATTAAGGCGAACCGAGTGGACGAATTGGAAACGGAAAACTCCAAGCTCCACAAGGAGATAAAGGAGTTGAATGAGAAAACACAACTGAACGGGAGCACCGTTGATCAATCGGGAAGAGTTGAATCTTTCGATAGTCTGGCACAAGACAAGCAGCGTAATGAACTGCTTAGGATGGTGAAGGATGCGGATCAACGGGGCTTGGTGCTCACAAACTAAATTAAGGAAAAGATAGAATATTATGGCGGGAATTACGGATACCAGTAGTGTTGGCATTACCAACTCACTACAGATTTATTTTAGCAAACAGCTTCTGCATCAGATTACGCAGAATCTAGTTCTGGATCAGTTTGCCAAGCGGCAAGCGTTACCAGAAAAGGCGGGGAAAAGCTCAGTTAGGTTTTTCCGTTATGTGGAGCCGAATACAACGGACATTAAGTCGCTCACTGAAGGTGATGGTCACACAAGCGGCACAGCTTGGGCCAAGGGAGCCTACAAGGAGCTCACACTTGAGTACGTTAATTGTACGCTCGCCCAAGTGGGGCAAGTTATCGGCATCTCGGATCTGTTGACAGCAACGGAGCTCTTCAATCATTTGGAACAGGCAACTGTTGTAAACGGTCAGGATGCGGCTCTTCAGTTGGACAATAAGATCAGCTTCACGCTTGGTGATGATACTTCTATCACTGGCGGAACGACGATCACGGCCAACAAGATCAGTCGCTATGCTGGGTCGGCGGCCTATTTCACAGCCACTCCCACTTCAGCGCAAGTGATGAGCGGTTTGGAGTTGCTGGATACGGCCACGGCTCTGAAGGTTAACAATGCACCGACTACGAGCGGCTACTACACGGCAGTCGCGGATCCTCGTGTGTTGCGTGATCTCCAGAACGACTCTGATTGGATCAGCTCACGGCACTACGGTGATCCGGATGCGATATTCAAGGGTGAGGTTGGCAAGTACGCCGGGATCCGGTGTATCGAGTCCACCAACTCCTATCGGACAGCCGCCGGCAATGCCACGGCTCGCGTGACCTACAGCTCTGGCGGTAACACCTACAGCACTTTTGTGTTTGGTGATCAAGCCTACGGTGTTGTGGATCTGGCATCTCAGTCGCCTTACGGCCCGAAGATGCAGATAGCCCAAGGCCCGGACAAGACGGATCCGTTGGGACAGCTCACCACTATCGGCTTCAAGACTTATTACGGCCAATGCCTCCTTCAACCGAAGTTCTTGGCCCAAGTCTATAGCGGTACAAACTATAGCTAAGATTAACCGCTGGGAGGGGTTAATCCCCCTCCCGGCTTTTTTAATAATATGCCTACAGTATCAATACCAATGGCCGCGATTACGATGGCCAGCGAGGACGGTGAAATGGTTTCACCGTCTGAAGGTGATGCAGTCTCCTTTACGATAGAGGGAACTGTTGAAGGAATGGACGGCGATATGGCCAACATTGCAATGGAAACCGTCAACGGACAGCCGGCTTACCCGGAGAAGGAAATCGTTGAGGAGGAAGTTGTGGAAGGCCCAAGCCGAGACGAGCTAATGGCTGAAATGGTCGAAATCGACGCTACAGGAGGATTATAATTATGGCGGATAAAATCATAGGTAATACACTAAAGGGCCGGATGCTAAAGACAGACGGCGGAGACGGGGATGCGAAGGCTCTGGAGATTGATGTAACCGGAGACGGTTCCGGGGCTGATTTGGCCACATCGTTCATCAAGTTCGTCGGAACAACCTCAGCCTCGGCAGAGGACGGAAGCAGCCCCGTGACGGCTGTGGATGTAACCAACAACTCAAAACTGGGAGGGATCCTAGTTTCTGTGAATGGTGTTAAATGCTGGCTTCCAGTATATGCCACTGCTTGATTACAAGAATAACGAGACGGGAGAGGTCAAGGAATTTTTGGCCTCTCCCAGCCTCGACAAATTTACGGATGGGGAAGGGAACTGGAGTAAGCTCGATGTTCCCACTTCATTCAGTTTCGGGGGGCAAATCACCCCGTTCACCCCAAAGGAACAGGTCAAGGGAGCACTGCGCTCTGCCGAGATGAATCCGAAAGGGTGGAAAAGCCGCTACACCAAGGGGCAGATGAAAAAGGTTTGGGATATTTAACGAAAGAAAGATATGGCAACAAAGAGACAAGGGTATAAATCGAGGCAAGACGAATCTCTCGGCGCAAGGCGTGGAGCACGGAAGAGTCTGAAGAACAAGGTTTCAAAAGCTGGCCGTAGAGCTATGGGCTCCGGGCCACGAGCGGCAGCCGGCGGCAAGAAGTTCGGACTCACGCCGAGAAAGAGCTCTGTGCGCGTGGCAGCGAGATCCGGTGCAAGGCGGCCAGCAAGAGATTTAAGGTAATTATGAGCACCGAAAATGCAATGCTCCACAACTTTGGAGCCACGATAAATGGGGCAGTGGCCTGTTCAACGACAGCAGCAACCGTTTCGGCATTAACGACTGAATCGTCGCCAGCGTTTTTAAGAATCCAGAATGTGGGAACCACCCCGGTTCATTACAGACTAACGAATAACGCCGCTACGGCAGCCGCTCCCACCACGGGTGCAGCTTCCGCCACCGGGGGTTATTACACCGGCATTCTAGCGGCGGGAGATGCCGACAATGACGGGACGGGCGGGACGGAATCTTTTGCGGGTTATACGGGCGGGATAAGTTTCATAACGGCAAGCGGCACAAGCACTGTTGCCGTAGCTTACAGCGGTAGACTGGGAGATTAAACGATGGGACTAGCAACTTACACATACAACCGTTCAACGAGCGGCGGTGAGATAATCACTCACCTCATAAACGCCAGCGATGGCGAAGGATTACACTTCGACGGTGCGGCTGGCAACATCGACATTGCATCGCCGCCCGACTTGGGAACGAAGTTCAGTTTCGAGTTCATCGTTCAAGCGGATTCGTGGGGGAGTGCCAACAGCCTTTTGGTTGATTTTGGCAACGGTGGACGGTTCATTATTGGCACGGATTCAACAGTTAGCGACAACCTCGCCATTTACGACAACGCTTCTTGGAAATCGTTCGGCGTTAAAGTTCTGGATGATCTAAAAGTTCACCATCTAACGCTGACGGTTGATGGGACTTCAGCGATACTTTATGACAATGCCAATCAAGTCGCCACGGTAACAATCTCCGCAAGCCACGCCATTGACAGTTGCGCCGATGCTGCGCTTGGCAGTAATTACTTGGCCAATACAGCGTTCTTCGACGGCACTCTGTATCGCACAAGATTCTGGAACAAGACGCTTTCCCAAGCGGAGGTCACGGCGAGCTACGAGAACGCGACCGTGCCGTTTGCAGACCAGTATGGGA